TGCTGGCATATGTTACATCCCCATCGCCGACCGGTACGAGGTCGCCTTTGCACGTGCGCCACGGGCAGCACTTACTTTGTTCAGGCGCGGATTAGCGGCCTTCGCGGCGGGAGACGCCTTGCGGGACGAACTCGCGTAGACCGCGCCAGCATTCTTCATCGGGACGCCTTCTCGGGCGGCTATGGACGCCTGCGCGGCCTTGAATCCGGGGTGCTTCTTCATTTCTTTCCTCCTGACGGCTTCGAGCCGTTCATTGGTGCCGGTTTAAGCGCGGCCTCTTGCTGCTTTTTGATGTCCGCAACCGAACCGGACTGATACCCAGCTGCGCGGGCCGCATCTACAGCCGTTTCAGGCGCTACAGGGATCGGCGCGAGTGATACCGACGGCACGACCGGCATAGCCGCCTGTGCGTCGAGCATGGCCGCGTCGTGGTGGTGGTCGGCCTGCTGCTTGTCGAGGTTCTGCTGATGCTCCTGTGCCGACTTAGCCGCATTCGCTTGCGCGTTGGCCTGTGCCGTCGCCTGCGCAAGCCGGATCTTGTTGTCGGTGGCGTGGTCGTCGATGGCATTCGCCTTCGACTCGTCAATCGCCGCCATCATACCGTAGTGCTCCTGGTCGGCCTGCTGCTTCATCTGCTCGGCCTGTTGTGCCTGCTGCTGCTGCTGCGCGGCGGCGACCTCGGGCGGCGGCGTGTTCGCCATGATCGTTGCGTACGCTTCGTCGATGCGGTCGGTAAACGTGTCCGACCGGGCGAGGCCGAGTTCGTCGGCAACCATCTTGAGCACGGGCAACATCTGCGGGGTAAAGAACCCCTTCGCCGCCATGTCGAGGATCTGCTGAGACTGCGCGGCCGGAGTCTTGGGCGTTGCTGAACCAGGCACCACCTCGATACGCACCTGCCCGCCCTTCGTCAGTCCCTCGAACACCTTGACAGCGGTCGCCACGTCGAGCGCGGCGTTATCGTCCGTGGGCGGTGGCGGTTGCTGCTGCCCCATCATAGGCGGTTGCGGCCCCTGCTGAAGCATCGGTGGCGCTTGCGGTGGCGTAGGCGCTTTCTCGGGCAGTGTGGATACGGCAACTAGTCGCGGCTCGCTGTAGAACTGTGACACTAGCGCGATTTCCCATTCCGCCCGCTTCTTCTGTGCCGTCTCGATGCACGTGACGAACTCCGACATCTGCGTCTGGTCCGACTGCTGCAACAACTCGATGGCATTCCCCGCCGTCACGCCCGCCGGGACCGAGCCGTTCGATACCTCATGAACGCCGCTGATGTCCTCCATCTGCGAGCGGATGAAGTTCGCATAGGACAGCAACGCCTCGTTAAACGGCGACGGCTGGAAGACCTGCGGAATGAACCCCGGCTCATGACGCACCCGACGCATCGCCGACGGCGACTCATAATCGTTATCCGCCCCCGTCTCCGCCCCGCGCGGCTCCAAGATCAACACCTTATCGTTGTCGATCCGGTCCTGCATCCGCGACACGGCCTTATTGAACGCCATCTGCGGTTTCACCAACCGGGTGACGGCATTGAGGGACCACAGCCCGCGCGGACGCTTCTCGTACGTGAGCGGCACGAACGGGAACTCGTCATTCTTCTTGTACGGCCAATCGATCTGTGTAGGCTCGGTCAGCAGGACATCGCCAGCAACGCGGATCAAGCGGCCCTTTGGATAGCGCGGCGAGGGCAGTTCCCAACACTCGTACACAGTCGCCATCTTGAGGTCCGATGACGCGGGGAGGATGCTGTCACCGTTGATGTTGTCGAGTCGTTGCTCGGCCCAATTGTTCGACGCATCGCCCTTCGACAGCGAGCCTTCGACCAAGTACCCGCGCTTGCCATACTTCGCCTGGATATACGACAGTGGCCGATCCTTCGCGTGAATCAGCCACGTGACTTCAGTCCAGTTCCGCGCGGCCGGGTCGGGGAATACCTCAAACGGCGGCACCACGATTTCGTCGATGTCGCCGAGTTCCTGATACTCCGCTACCCCCTTCGTGGTCGGTGCGAGGATTTTAGCCGTCGAATCCCATATCACTTTGAGGAACGTAGTCGACGACGACAGAACGCTGTCGACCCATTCAAGGGACTGCTCCTGTCGGTTGAACTGACTATCGTAATGCGCGAGGATATCCCGCGCTTCGGCGGCGGCGAGGCGGTCGATACGGGACGATGTCAGCGGCTTCACCGACGCGTCAGGCTTCGACATCGTCGCCCGCGCCTTGAGCTTGCGCAAGAGGTGGTCGATGACGTCGATGGTCGCGTAATTACGCTTGTTGTCGTCCGGATCGCGCAGGTCGAACAGTTCGCCGCGTCGCCACTCGACCCACTGGTTGCCCATGCGGAACGCCTGACAAATCAGCCACTCGCGGACGTGGATCTGCTTGACGGCCGATGCCGAGGTGAAGCGGTTCTTGACGAGTTGCACGAGTTCGAACTCGTCCTCGACCGGCTCGGGCTTCTCGATGTGTAGGTCACCCGGCGAGACGTCCGAATCGACGTTGGACGGGTCGATCTGCGAGAACAGACCTTTGACTGATTTATAGGCGTTCTGGATCATTGGTTATGAGCGGCTTCGATTAGAACGCTTTCGGGATAGAGAATAGTATCGGCGTCTGCCCATATCTCAGCTCGAACGAATAACCCGCGAGAAAGAGCGTCAACAGCGATGTAATACGCCTGCTCACCACTACCGAACCCGTCGAGTGTCCACGTTTTGCCATGAGCATCCTCGTATCGAAGGGCCACCGAACTTGAATACTCTGACCGGCTGCGGTAGTCCATTTACGCCCCCGTTATCGCATCGCACTGCGCTTCGATCGACACCGCCGCCGCGTACTGCTGCTGCGTCGTGTACCCGTGCTTGGCCTCGTGGACCGTCGCCTTCAGCCAAGGCACGCAATCGGGCGCAACGTAGATGACGGCGTTACCGTCCGCTTCGGCGGCGGCGATCTGCGCCGACATGCTCTCATACTTGGCGATATCGGCCTGGTAGGACACGATAGCGCCGTTCGCCCCCTGAAGCAAGCCAGTCAACCTCTCGACTTCGGCCATCGCCGCGTCGCGCTGGTGCTCCAACTGCATAAGGCGTGAGCCGAGCGCCGCGAAGGACATAACCGCGTCGGGTGCGGCCGTGTCGCCTTCGCGCAGTCCGTCGGGGATCGGGCCGGGGTTGACGTTCGTCACGTCCGTCACGGTGACTACTCGCGGGCCTGTGGCTTGTATGGCGTCGCTGTATTCCGTCACTTGGCGGCGTCCGCTGCTATCCTTGGTATCCGTCACCTGCGCCTCGGGCGGCGTCGGCGTGACGGCGATAGTGTCGGGTGTGTCTTTTTTCATAGGTTACGCGTACCACTTCTTTCTACGGTGCAACAGGTCGACCGCGTCGAGTAGGCCCCGCTTCGTCGCCTCGCGGTTGAGGACGCGCGCAAGGGTCACCAGCACGGCGATAAGGAGAATGTTCGCAAGGGTCAAGAGTGCGATGCAGATGACGAGGAGGACGGTCACTCAACAACCTCTGCGTAGACGCCGCCCGACAATAGGCCAGCCGCAACAACCGGTACGACCTCCCCGACTGCTGGCGATTGTGTCTCACAGACGGTCAACACATCGCCGACTTCGAACATGTCGAGTTTATCCCCATTCGTCTGGTAGCCCCAATGGGGGTCATTTACAATCTTGATCTTTAGTGCTCGCTTCATAATCAGCCGCCTCCAACACGGCTATGCGTATCCGCCTCGCCCGCCACGCTTGTGGCCGACGAGGTACTGCTGTATCGACGACTGCGCGGTCGTCACGGCCGGTTCCGGTCCCGACGGGCGCGGGCGCGTCATCAGCGCGTACCGTAGCGCGTCGTGCAGGTGGTCGTCTCCGTCGGTGTCCATGTCGTTCGGCTTCACCTCGGAGTAGGTCATGAGCGGGAACTGCTCTATGAGGTGCTGGCAATAACCGGACCATACCCACAGCAGCATCGACCCGTCCGAGTCCGTCGCCTGTAGCCAGTCCCGCACCCTGCCCCATCCGTGCTCTCGGTTGTCGTTCGCCTCAACGCACTGCAAGCCCGCGCGATGAAACGCCTCGATGTCGGCCTCGCCGATCAGGTCCGCGCGTTTCGCCTTACTGAACATGCGCGGGTCGGCGGCAATCAAGCACTGTCTACGGTCGACGCCCCACTCGTTGAGGCATTCGAGCACGTCGGCCGCTTGCTCCCGTGTCGTCAGTTGCCGCGCGTACCGTTCGCCTAGGACGTGTGTACGGCCGCGCTCGTCCGTCGCACAGAGCACGAACGCGAACGGTGAGCCGTAGCCCCAGTCGAGTCCACCGAAGTAGCGCCAGTGCTTCGGCTGATTGCCCTTCTCGAATGGCGGAACCGGCGCATGGTTCGTC